GTTAGTTATCCTGGTGGAATAACACAAGGCGTCGGTGCCGTAGCTAATACTAATAATACAAGTGCATATGTTTATTTAAGTGCGGAGTTATAAAAAATGACAGCAGCTAGAAATTTAGCAAGAGTAGTAGGAACATTAGTAGACCAAGGTGTTGATAAAGTTAATGTAAACCCTATTATTATAAATGGTGATTTGATGGTAAATCAACATGGACAAAATAATACACTTACAGGTTTAGGTGATAGTGATGAGGGTTATGTTATTCATGATAGACTAAGACACACAATAACAGCTGGTGCAGGTAGATATACGGCAGCTGGTCTAGGTATAACAGATTTGTCGGGTTTCGGCACATGTTTACATCTAGACTGTACAACAGCAGAAGCAAGTTTAGCAACAGCAAGTAGTGTTTTTAATATAGATTATAGAGTAGAAGCAAATGATATTGCAAGTTTATTAAATTGGTCAGATACTTCAAATGATACATCTGCTAATTACATTACAGTTTCATTTTACATGAAAACAAATAAGGCATTTAAATTTACAACAGGATTTATTAATAGTGATAATTCAAGACACATTAGAAAAGAATTTACAACATCAACAGATTGGACAAGACATGTATTAACTTTTCCACCTGATATAGGCAATAGTCCTAATAGTGATTTTGGAGAAGGTCTAAGATGGCGAACAACAATAAGTGCAGGTTCAGATTTTACATCTGGCACACTTGCGACAGATTGGGAATCTACCACAAACGCAAACGCACATACGAGTAATACACCTAATAATTTTTTTGACCATGTTGATAATGATATTAAGATGACAGGATTACAAATGGAAATAGGTCAATATAATTCTGATACTATTCCAAATTTTCAAAAAACAGATGTTGCAATAGAAAGAAGAAGATGTGATAGATATTGTCAATTATTAGCTTCTGCTCAAGACCAAACTATAGGAAATTTGTCTTCTTATTCAAATACTGATATTAGGGTTGACGCTTGTTTTTATGGAACTTTTAGAAATACACCTACTGTTGTTCAAAATGGTGGAACTAATGATTTAAGATTTGATAGAGATGACAGTTTTGACCAATTTGATAGTTTTGATGGTGTTCTATATGGTCATAAACAAAATATAATTCTTAGGGGAACCTCAGGTGTTTCTACTTCCCAAGGTAAACATGGACAGATGTATGGTGGTGGTTCTAACACAAGAGTATTAATGCTTGCTGAATTATAAATAAGATAAAGGAGTAATGAAATGACAATAAAATATAAAAAAGTTAAAGACCCTATGACAGATGAAGTTTCTTGTGTAAGAAGGTGGGATGACGCTGACGCTACTGTGCCAACACTTTTAATTCCATTAGATGAGCATAATACTGACTACAAATTTTGGAAAGAATGGGAAGACGCTGGTGGAACAACTGAAGACGCTGATTAAAAATGACATTAAATAGAGAAGTAGCTAGAATAGCAGCTAGACCACAGAAAGTAAGAAGACCTCATGTTTATCCATTAGTAATGAATGGAGATATGAGAATAGCACAAAGAGGAACCAGTGCAACAGGTGTAGGGGCTAGTAACTCTTATGTAACTGTTGATAGATTTAGACATAACTTTTCTAATACAGCAGGCAGACTTACATCATCTCAAAGCACAGATGTTCCTGATGGTCAAGGATTTAAACATTCTTTAAAATTAGATTGCACAACAGCAGATACATCCATAGCTGCAAACGAATTTGGTCAAATTTATCAATCATTTGAAGGTCAAGATTTAGGGTTAATAAATAAGGGAACTGCTGATTGTTCAACATTTACTGTAGCATTTTGGGCAAAAGGCACGGCAAAAACTTATGCCTGTGAATTATATGATTCTGATAACAATAGACAAATAACTAAATTATTTACAGTATCTACATCTTGGACAAAACATATAATAAATTTTCCAGCTGATACTTCAACTGATGATAATTTTACTTATGATAATAACCAATCATTTATGATAAATTTTGGTATACATATGGGTTCTGATTATACAAGTGGAACATTAAATACAAGTTCTTGGGCAAACCAAGTAGCCGCAAATAGATACGCAGGTATAAATTCATTTTTTGATAGTACAGATAATGAATTATATATAACAGGTTTACAATTAGAATTAGGCACATTTAATGAAAGCACGATACCAGAATTTCAGTTTGTTGACCAAGCAACACAACTTATGCAATGTCAAAGATATGCACAAGTATTTGTTAATGGTAATGCTCAGTCTATGGGATATGGTGCTTGTTATCAAGCAGACGCTGTCTTTGTAGACCTTCACTTTAAAAATGTAATGAGAGCCACTCCTACAGCAGAAGTTACTACAAGTACGAATTATTGGGCAATTAATAGTGGAGGTACAACAGATACTTTTGATTCTTGGTCTGGAGTATCATCTCAAACTCATCAAAATGGTGGAATGCTTTTTTGTGATGGAAATAATCTTTCAGTAACAAAAGGTCATACTGGAGATGTTTATTCAAATAATGCGGCTGCCAAGATTGTCATAAGCGCTGACCTTTAAAAACTTTATAAATATTTCATATAATTAACAGGTGATTTTATTATGTTATTAGACACTTATTTTTATCATTTACCAAGAGCAATACCTTCGCACATATGTGAAGATATTATTAAATTTGGTAAGTCTTTAAATCCTAAAGAAGGAAAAACAGCTGCTACTAGCACTATGTTATCTGATGAAGAAAAAAATAAACATAGAAATCAAATTAGAAATTCAAAGGCCTCATGGATTAGTAATGATAGAGATTCTTGGGTATTGAGAGAATTATCTCCTGTTGTTGAGTATGCAAATAAATCTTGGGGATTTGATATTATTAAATACGAAGATATTCAGTTTTCAGAATATCTACCTAAAGGTCATTATAATTGGCATAATGACGCTATAAAAAATGCAATGAATTTAAAAAATATGAATAGAAAATTATCTATGAGTGTGCAGTTATCAAAACCAGAAGATTATGAAGGTGGAGATTTAAAATTTAATTTAAGAGGTTTAGATTCTCATTCAGAAGATACTATAATGAGTCCGCCACCAGAGTTTAAACAACAAGGTTCTATTGTTGTATTTCCTAGTTTTTTATGGCATAAAGTGGAACCAATAACAAAAGGAGTAAGATATTCATTAGTAATGTGGGCATTAGGAGGAAATTGGAAATGAGTTTACATGAAAAAAAGTATATAGTAATTAGAAAAATATTATCAGAAGAATTAGTAAAAGTTTATTATGATTACATGGTAAATAAAGAAAAGGTGTGTATCACACTTCTAGAAAATAGAATGATAAATCCTTTTTCATCTGATTATGGATTTTTTAATGGCCCACAAGTTCCTGGTGCATATAGTTTATATGGGGATATTTTACTTGATAATATGATGATAGATTTAAAACCTAGAATTGAAAAAGAAACCGGTCTTGAATTAACTGAGATGTATACTTTTGCTAGAAATTATAGACAACAACAGGAATTAAAAAGACATAAAGATAGAGGTTCATGTGAAATATCAGGAACAATAAATTTAGGTGGAGACCTATGGCCGATTTACATAGACCCAAATCCAGAAAATGGTTATTATGATGATGAGGGTAAATACATTTCTTCTGGAGAAAAAGGTGTAGAAGTTTTGTTAGAACCAGGTGATTGTATGATATATTTGGGTTGCGAAAATGAACACTGGAGAAATCCTTTACTTGATAAATTTTGTAGTCAAGTTTTTATACATTATAGACAAACAAAAGATATAAAAAGTAAAGAAGAATTGTGGGACACAAGATTAGGACCTGGCATGCCTGGTTATACTAAAAAAGATAAATAGTTAAATGGCAACAGATGATATAATAAACAAATATCTAGGAGTAGAAACTGAAGATTCTAAACCAGAATCTAAGCCACCTGCTGTCGTAAGAAAAGAGGATAAAGATACAGATGTAGATAATGACCATGATTATTCTAGAGAGGCGTATTACGATTTAATACAAAAAGGTCAAGAGGCAATAGATGGCATACTTGCTGTCGCAAAAGAAGGAGAACATCCAAGAGCATATGAAGTAGCATTGAATGGCATAAAACAAGTAAGTGATACTGTTGATAAATTACAAGATTTAAATAAAAAATTAAAAGATTTGAAAGAATTACCTAAAACTGCCGACACTAAAATTCAAAATGCTTTATTTGTAGGTTCAACTGCTGAATTGCAGAAGATGTTAAAGAAAGATGAAAATACTAAAAGCAAAGTCATCAACACTAAACACAGAGATATTTCAGATAAGTGATTTAGCAATTACTAAACACGGATTTGTTTTAGAAGATATACTCAATGGTGCTGAAATGATAAACCCTATTGAAGTGCATAAATGCACAAACAAAGGCACATATGGTGCATTGGGTAAACCATATAAACAAGGTTTACTCAAAGTAATTAAGGGTAGTCAAAGAGTTACTACAGCAATAAAACTAGGTTATACACACATAGAGGGAGTTTATGTCTGACGCTTACTTAGGAAATCCTAACTTAAAAAAAGTAAATACTCCTGTTGAGTTTACAAAAGAACAGGTCATAGAGTTTCGCAAATGTGAAAATGACCCACTATACTTTATTAAAACTTATGTGCAAATTGTATCATTAGATGAAGGACTTGTGCCATTTAATATGTATGGCTTTCAAGAAGAAATGGTCTCTACAATGCATGATGAAAGATTTACTATATGTAAACTACCTAGACAGTCTGGTAAATCAACAACCATAGTCTCTTATCTATTGCATTATGCATTATTTAATCCTAATTGTAACATTGCTATACTGGCAAACAAATCATCTACTGCTAGAGACATATTGGGCAGACTACAACTTGCATATGAAAACTTGCCTAAGTGGTTACAACAAGGTGTAATTAACTGGAACAAAGGGTCGATAGAATTAGAAAACAAATCTAGTATTGTGGCTGCCTCAACATCATCAAGTGCAATTCGTGGTGGTTCATACAACATCATATTCTTAGATGAGTTTGCTTTCGTGCCGGCAAATATTGCCGAACAGTTTTTTTCATCTGTATATCCTACAATATCTTCTGGACAAAAAACTAAGATGATAATTGTATCTACACCTCATGGTATGAATATGTTCTATAAACTGTGGGTAGACGCTCAAAATAAAAATAATGATTATACACCTATAGAAGTGCATTGGTCAGAAGTGCCTGGTCGTGATGAAAAGTGGAAAGAAGAAACAATACGAAACACTTCTGCTGAACAGTTTCAACAAGAGTTTGAATGTGATTTCTTAGGTTCTGTTGATACACTAATTGCACCTACAAAGATTAAAAATATGCCACACTTAACACCGATAGAATCTAAGGGTGGTTTAGATATGTATGAGAAACCTGTAAAGGGCAAAACATATGTATGTACTGTTGATGTCGCAAGAGGTACAACGAATGATTACTCAGCATTTATTGTATTTGATTGTTCACAAGTGCCTTATCGTGTTGTTGCAAAATATAGAAACAATGAAGTTAAACCATTTGTATTTCCAAATATTATACATCAAGTTTGCACAGGTTATAATAAAGCGCATGTATTAGTAGAGGTAAATGATTTAGGACAACAGATATCAGATACATTACAATATGAAACTGAATATGAAAATCTATTAATGACAACTCAAAGAGGTCGTGCTGGTCAAATACTAGGTGCTGGTTTTTCAGGTAGAGGGTCATCACTTGGTGTTAGAATGACAAAATCAATCAAAAAATTAGGTTGTTCAAATATAAAGACATTGATAGAATCAGATAAAGTAATGATAAACGATTTTAATATTATAGAAGAAATGTCTACATTTTCTAAAAGAGGTACATCATGGCAGGCAGAAGAAGGCAGTAATGATGACTTGATGATGTGTTTAGTTATCTTTGGTTGGCTGTCTAATCAAGAGTATTTTAAAGAATTAACAGATTCAAATATCAGAAATCAACTTTATGTAGAACAACAAAATCTCATAGAACAAGACATGGCACCCTTTGGTTTCGTAGATGATGGTATTACAAAACCAGGCGAAGAAACAGAAGTAGACATGTATGGTACTGTCTGGCACCCTGTGGTTCGTAAGGGCGAATAATTAGACTTTGGTAATATTATAAATATGTGTAGTGAAATTTTTTATTTATGGAGTATGAATAATACAACTATGGTCACTAATTTAATATTAAATTAAACGGAGAATAACCTTATGGCATTTCAAGTATCACCTGGTGTTCTCGTACAAGAGAGAGATTTAACTAGGATTATTCCTGCTGTCTCAACATCTATAGGCGCCGTTGCTGGAGAATTTCGCAAAGGACCTTTAGATGAGATAGTAAGTATATCTAGTGAGAATGATTTAGTAGATACATTCGGGGAACCGGATGCAAATAATTTCGAGGACTTTTTCTCGGCTGCTAACTTTTTACAATACTCTAACTCATTAAGAGTAGTACGAGCTGCACAGACTAATCTGGTGAACGCTTCTACATCAGGAAGTGGTATACAGATTAAAAATACTACCCATTATCAGGATAACTATGCTGATGGTTCTGGCGTTGTCGGAACTTTTGCAGCTAGAACTGCTGGTGCTCATGGGAATACTTTA